GGCAGGTGTGTATCTCTTCAATATTTGTCTTAAAGACAATATTCTCTCACCAAAGTGTATTTGTGAAAGATGGTCAACTAGTGCAATGTCTGAAGTTGATGGCGTTATAGCCATAGTATCATACATCGCTACAGGTGCAGAAGTTGGTACACCAGGAGTCTCGGGTACCCCACTTTGCTCTACACCATCATTAAATTTCCGAAATGCAATTTCATCAAAATATTGCCCATCAAATGTATGCAGATTGCGTAAATGTGTATCACATAACACTTGTAATTCAAAATCTTCACCTGCACTAACGTATACATTAACAAAAACGTTGTCATCAGTGGAACATGTTAAAGGCTCTACAACTGTCACACCAACAAAACCATTATAATAGCCAAAACCATCATCAAGCATGTTGCCTTCAACTGTTTCGAACATCTGTCTACGCCCATCACGAATGGGTTGAGATACAATTGTTCGCAAATAGTTAGAATGAGTACACCACTTCAATTCCATCATAAACTCACGTTCAAGTGATAAATCCACCACATATGATGGCACCAATGTTGTATCAACACGCCAAGCATCCTCGTTGTTACCAACAATTTGTGATTCATGTGTGAACCGTAATTTTCCTTTATGGAATGGGCTTGCAATTATTTCAAACCTATAATGCAATGTACCACGCCAATATTGAAACGGTAATGATACGTGTGCCAAAGGCGTCACATCAAATTTATTAACATCTTGGCCTCGCACTTGACCAACAGAAAAAGGTGGCATAATGCAAGGTGATACAACACCCTTCCACAACATCTGCTTAACACTATTGGTTGTTGAATAAGAGAAACTAGTGAGATATGCTTCTCGTCTTGCTATATCATATAATAGCATATCGTTGGTACCCTCCAATCCAGTGACAGCTGTGTCCACAGTGACTTCCTGTTTAACATCAATAGCCAACTTTGTGCTTACATCCGCACCATTAAAACTAGCCAAATCACTTATTGGTTTATTCTTAACATAATGCGGTGACACGATTAAAGCTGGTTTGGAAAATCCAAATAATTGTGCTACTTGTCCAAAAGCACCTAAAGCAATTTCGCTAGCACGTGCATATGGGCCTATAAATGGAACATTGCGAGCTAAACCAATAAACTGTGCCATACTACTGGCTATGGTTGAAGCTGGTTGTTTCATATACTCATCACTACCACTCTGTTCCCAACCAACATCTCGCCACACTGCTGTTGGAACAGACAAGTCATAATCAGACATCCATGTCCATATCGTCAAAGTGCACGGATCTGCAGCATCCTGTACTGTTCGTAAGGGATTGAGCGTTCGAATAATTATGCGTATAGGCTCACAAAACGTTGTTAAATCTAAATGTGCGTGAGGATGCACCAAAGGAACAGACAAACATCCTGCATCACCATTAGTAGGCATTGCTGAAATGTAAGGTAAACAAGTTAATTGGGTTAATGATAAATCAGTCACGCCTGCAGTATCAGGCCAATATTGTGCCGCAACAATAGTTTTACCATACATAAATGCTGAACCATTTACTGTGACTTTAACACAAAACGTACCACGCAGAAAACGATAATTATTTATCTTATCACGAATATACTGACTGCTTTTAATCCATTCTTTTATTAAATTAATTTTGGTGTATGTAACACTGCCATTAACAGGCCATGATAGCGTTGCAATGGGAGTGGGTCTCTTCAAAGCATCTATCAAATCATGCTGCTGGTTGTGTATTATATTAAAAGTTGGATCAATATGTGACTTCAATTTATGTGCAAATGTTTCTTTAACATTAAAATGTAATAAAGAAGACTCTGCATTCTCGGGCTCGGTACTAGTACCGGCTTGCTCAGCAAATGAATCGAGCATTTGCCTCTCGGGTTTTTCTGTGTTATCCTCACTATCTTTAATAATTTCATTTTCATAGAACCTTTGTATTAGAGCTTGAATGGGAATTGGCTCACTTCCCACCAAGCTTTCAGGAGTATATGCAATCTCTACTCCTAATCCAGAACTGTCACCATCTCCAAGCGTGGGTACTGCATCCCCGTCATCCAATAGATCTGGTGTGTATTGCTTATCATCATATTTATGATGCCATTCAGCAACACGTTCATTGTATGTCTTATAAATGTTACCTGGATAAACATTTATAGCATGAAACATATTTATGAAAATGGCCACGTATTTATTATACACGCTCTTCCCGTGGTAGAAGAGCTCGTGCATGGCAGATTCAACAACGGCAAATAATACATTGTCTTCATCATGCACACTCGACATTGTTGTATACAACGACTTGTTAATGGAATTTATATCAAGAACTCCGACATGAACACCCAACTCAGAAATGTATACTGATTGGCGTTTGAGGAAATCTACCCTCTCTATATCCTGATACGCAATGATGGTACTGGTCTTGTCAGGCATAGTGACCTCAATACCAATGTTCAGTCGCAAATATTGTTCATACTCAACTAAATTAAAATCGCACTCTTTATTCACTCCAACCATAAAATCGTCACCATAAGTTATAGCTTTACAATAATCTCGGAAATTAAGCAATCTACGTCTTTCGTTGCTGTAAAAACAACACCTCAACAATAGACTATTGCATATTGAGTTGACTACTGAAGTTAAATTATGCCCACTAGGTACAGACCCATGGTATTGAATCAATGTGCCATTCAAATTTATCAAAGGATTCATCAACATTACTGCAATTCCATGCATTACCCGAATGTCACGCTCGCTATAATTTCGTGACCATTCAGCGAATTTAATTAATATCTCCATAGCATAAAATACCAGCTTGGCCGGAAGTAACATATCCCACCCCTTGTAATCACCGGCTACAATTGTATCGGGTCCAAAGGTAATAATATGTTGATGTAAATCTTCCCACTCATGAGAAAAAGGATTTATACCAACAGCACACTCAGATGTTAATGGGTGTAAACACACGGCGCGAATAAGAGGTAAAAAGAATTTCCGAACACCAAGTTGCATACAAATTTCAGCCGCTTGAAAAACGCGTACTTTATCCTTCGTAACATTAGTTGGCTCATCCTTTAACGTGGCTTTAAAGATGGAGATAGGTATAATATCATTTGATAACTCCTCCTCCATCTCGTACCATCTTTCCCAAATCAATGGTAATGTAAAGTTGTATAACGGACGGCCAGTGCCACTATAATTAACAATATCAAGAACTCTATTTTTTGGGCCAGATAATGGAAATCCTAATGATGTCTTTTTGTTCATAGGAGTTAAAAACCTACTTGCTTCAAACCCATTAACAGTTTCCAACTCATTTAATGGTTTAATTCTGTTTCTGTGCATTTCAATAATGCTTCTAAAAGACTCACTATAATCACTAATGGCGCGCTCTAAGTGCATTGTTGGCACGCTAGTGGCAACTCGTCCCACAGTATCCAAATGAGCATACCAAGGGCGCCATGATTCGCGGCCATTTTTCCCTCGAAATTTGGGCGGCCCCCATTTCTGGGATCCCAAATCTGGTTCCAAGATTTTTGCTACTTTGCTAGAACGCACTTTAGATTTGTACGTTGCACATCCGTTAATAGTACCCAATACGGAAAAATTGCAATGATCCACAAAAACAGCAGGTGAGTGTTTGTCAACTCGTGATTCAAACCCAATGCTCTTACCACATATAGACTCTTTCAATTCCGCTAAAGTAAATTTAATAAAATCGCTGGGTAAAGAACTTATAATATCATCAATTTCCTTCTTGTAAAACACTATTGAATGCCCAAAATTACGTGCATACAATGGCAATTCGCCCAATAAATGGAATCCTATAATTTTAGGATACGAAGTGTTAGATATAGAAACTGACATACAATCCCCATACTTCCAATCACTGTCCTTCTCTATAGTAACACTATGCCATTTAAGTGTAATATCACCACGCATATAATCACGAGTGTCATATGCGTCTGGTCCAATTATGCCCATAGATGAATCAATACCCCCGTCAGCATTACGTGCTCGAATCGCAACAGATCCATAATATGGTGATTCAGCAAACATATGCGTGATGTCGCCAAAAGTGCCTCCACCATACGTTGGTATAATAACAAAATCTGATTCACCAATGCGCACTGTTTTCTGTACATCTATCTCTTCACTCCAACCATTATTATCTGTTGAACGAATGAATGACATCGTCGCAGTAATGTATTTGTTTTTCCATTCCCCATTCTCACGCTCATACAACATATGTAACGGAAGGGCCAATATCTTTCCTTTAAGCATAATCGCAGAACAATAAGAAAATGGAAAAATAACTCCATTAATGGTGGTGGCCTTTGTTATTTTCACATGTAATAGATTCTTCTTAACTTTATTAGAAGCACCTTCAATGCCATAACTACCTGCTTTTCCCAACATACCCAAAGTTGACGTCCAGATGTTCTTTTTAACCTCACGAGACTCAGCTTCTTCTTTAGTTTGCGGATTCAAAATTCCACCATGTTCGTTAAGACGAACATTAGCCGTATAAAATTTAATACCATACCGAATAACTTGTATAGTAGCAATTAATATCGATATATCGATCACATTCATCACCTGGCCTTCTGGTGAATTCAAATTTTCAACAAATCTGGCAAAAGTTGGATATTCCCATCTGTGCAATAACAAACGCTCGCTGGCCTCACATCGTAAATACTGCATTCGCTCATATATGTCCTGCACTGTTTTATACCACAAATATACCACCACGAATGCGTACCATAACAAAAGTAATGCGATGATTGTGTATCCAAATGTTTCATTGTCCACATAGACTAAATAGCAGACCAACATAAAATTCAATCCATCACTGATATACTCATATTTTTGTATTAAAGAACAAGCAAAACGCAATGCAAAATGCATCTTCTTCTTATACATAACAGTAAGTAAACGCAATACTAACAATAATTGACTTATCAATATTACATATTTAGCACGTCCAGCTATCTCATACCATATCGTGTTTAAAACAGTATAACAAAAGACAATGAGTG